CCCATAGGATGCACAAACGATCCCCCATTTTCCAAAACACCCCCCTTACAAAACTAAACCCTGTTTTAAAAAATATTTCGCAAAAATTTCCGTTAACAAGTACCTAACGTCGCCTATAACTTTCTATACACACAGTACACACTACAGTACCCCCCGTTAATCCACTTATCCATACTTTACAAACACCCCCCGTCACAAAATAAACACCCTAAACAAAAAATATATTTTGTAAAATATCTGAAATATCAAGGGAGTAGCATCGGGCCATGAGTTCTAATCTAATTATTGTGACTGGGCTAATCTATGCCTATATCGCTTTAGAACAGGCACTCAAAGGGAACATGGGACTTGCTTGTATGTATTCTGGATATTGTTTTGCCAACTACGGCGCTTACTTGATTGCTACAAAATGACAACAATAATCGGTGACTGGAGTAATAAGGTTCTCGTGTCAGATAGCCAGTTCACTGATACTGTTGCAGGTATCAAGTACTTCGAAGAAAAAGTTTTCCCTGTAGATGGTGGTTGGCTTGGTGTTGCAGGTAACTATTGCGATGCAGAAAAAGTTCTCGAATATGTGAACAAAAAGACTAAGGTCAAACCCAAGCTCAAGTCAGACAGTTCCTTTCTCAAGCTAACTAAAGACGGACTATTCTCTTGCGGGGACGACCTAGAGTGGGAGCGGGTGCGTACCTTTATGGCTATTGGGTCTGGGTCTATGGCTGCTGAAGTCTGTATGCGCATGGGACTAACAGCAGAAGAAGCGGTTAAGTGGGCGTGTAACGTGGACGCTAGTAGCAGCGAGCCAATAAAAACGTACCGTTTGTCCGATGCCGTATAAAGACCCCGAGCTTAGAAAAGCTAAGGGGGCGGGGTATTCTAAGAAGTACTACGAGGCAAACAAAGCAAAATCACTGCTGGCTAACGCTACAACCAGAAAGAAAAAACGAAAAGAGTTTCAAGACTGGAAGGCAACGCTAAGCTGTGCCCACTGCGGATTTAGTCATGTGGCAGCACTAGACTTTCACCACACAGATGCTAAGTCTAAAGACGGGCTAGTAAGCGATCTGGTCCGCATGGGGCGGTTTAAAAAAGCTAAAGCAGAGGCAGAAAAGTGTATCGTATTATGTGCAAATTGCCATCGGGTACACCACTACGAGGAAAAAAGAAAGTAAAACTGTGTAACAAGCTACACAAAAATAAAAGTAATGTATACTTCACCCAAACTAGGTTTAACGAGGACTAGGTTGGCGAACGAAGAAAATATAATTATTCCTCACGTTGAGGAAGACATTCCCCTACCGACAGGGGCTACTACTGCTTTCCCTGAATTAACCCCAAAAGAAGAATTAGATGCCAGGGCACGTACGATTACGCTATTGGCTGAGTTAAACAATACTCCATTGACACCCACTACAGCAAATGCGGAACAGGCTAAGGAAATTGCCACGCAGATGGTCAATGATCCGAAGTACCGCCCAGAATTTAAGAACTACCCCAACGAAACACTAGCCTACCTAGCAGGTATGGTCACACAAATGAACGTGGCATTGGTCGATGACCTTGCTGAGTTCAAGATGTATGTAGTTAATAAGCTGGTTCATGAGATAGAACATGCCCAAGATGCCAAATCTAGGCTTACCGCCCTCAAAGCACTGGGAGAAGTTGATGGTGTGGACGCATTTAAGAAGCGTTCCGAGGTCACAATGAAGGTGCAGAGCATCGAAGAAGTCGAAAAAGAGCTTTTAGATACGCTTTCTAGCCTAAAAAACAGAGCAATTGACGTAGAAGTTAAGGATGTCACACCTAAAAAATGACAAAAGAGCGTAAATTAACCAAAGAAGATATAGATAAGCTCATAAAAGCTGTCCCTGGGATGCCGCCAGAGAAAAAACGGCGTACTTTGGAGCTAATTCGCAATTATCAGAGTCAAGCTATCCAAGAAGATGGCAAAGATAGCTTTTTAGACTTCGTTTTGCATGTATATCCAGACTATAAGGTAGGAAAACATCATGAAAGGCTTGCTCATATCTTTGAAGAAATCGCTGCAGGGACTAAGAAGCGCGTTGTTGTTAATATTGCGCCGCGTCATGGCAAGTCGGAACTCATATCCTACCTTGCCCCAGCATGGTTCCTTGGTAAATACCCTCATAAGAAGGTTATTATGGCTTCCCATACAGCTGATCTTGCTGTTAATTTCGGTCGTAGAGTTAGGAATTTGGTGGGTTCAGACGCTTATAAGGACATATTTCCAGCGGTAGAACTGCAAGCCGACAGTAAATCGGCGTCACGATGGGGGACGAATTTCAATGGAGAATATTTTGCAATCGGCGTGGGGGGCGCACTTGCTGGTCGCGGTGCTGACCTTTTTATTATTGATGATCCTCACTCGGAGCAAGATGCTAAACAAGGGCGAGCGGACGTATTTCTTCCTGCTTGGGAGTGGTTTCAGTCTGGTCCTATACAGCGTCTTATGCCTGGCGGTGCCATTATTGTTGTGATGACCCGCTGGAGTAAGCTAGATTTGACAGGTCAAATTGTCAATCACATGGTTAAAAACAACGATGCGGAGCAGTGGGAGGTTGTAGATTTCCCTGCCATATTACCTAGTGGTAAACCCTTATGGCCCGACTTTTGGCCCATTGAGGAGCTATTAGCTAAGAAAGCATCATTGGATGTACGTTACTGGAATGCTCAATATTTACAACAGCCAACCTCTGAAGAAGGCGCTCTTATTAAAAGAGAGTGGTGGCAGAAATGGGAAAACGATGATCCACCATTATGCGAATTTATCATCATGTCGCTTGACGCGGCGCAAGAAGCGAACACCCGTGCGGACTACAATGCGCTTACGACTTGGGGGGTTTTCCTCAACGAAGAGACTAACAACTACAACATCATTCTCCTTAATGCGATTAAAAAACGCTTGGAGTTCCCAGACCTCAAAAAGCTTGTACTCGAAGAGTATAAGGAATGGGAGCCAGATTCGTTTATGGTTGAAAAGAAGTCCAATGGGGCGGCACTCTATCAGGAACTCAGGCGCATGGGTGTGCCAGTCGGGGAGTTCACACCTGGCAAAGGTCAAGATAAAATCTCTAGGGTTAATGCTGTTTCAGATTTGTTCTCGGCAGGGATTGTATGGGCGCCAGAGCACAGGTGGGCGAAGGAAGTAATTGAGGAATGTAACGATTTTCCTAGCGGAGCAAACGATGATTTGGTAGACTCTACTACACTAGCCTTATTAAGATTTAGGCAAGGTGGATTTATTCGTCTACCGAGTGACGAGCCAGAAGATGATTTTTTATATAAATACGGCAGAAAAAAAGCTGCGTATTACTAAGGACACACTATGTCAATTGAAAAAGCGCTATACCAAGCCCCTGTAGGATTAGATTCCTTAACAGAAGAAGAGCCAATTGAAATCGAAATTATGGCTTTAGACATAGAAGAACTAGATGAAGACGAGGCTCTTGAAGGAGACTTTGACGAGAACCTTGCTGAATTTATTGATGAAAAAGAATTATTGCAAATCGCTGGTGACTTGATTGGCGACTTTGAGGAAGACATAGCTTCTCGTAAAGATTGGATTCAAACGTACGTTGACGGACTTGAATTACTCGGCATGAAGATTGAGGAGCGTACAGAACCTTGGGAGGGTGCATGTGGGGTATACCATCCATTGCTAAGCGAAGCTCTTGTAAAGTTTCAATCAGAAACTATTATGGAGTCCTTTCCCGCCCAAGGACCAGTTAAGACACTTATCATCGGCAAAGAAACCCCAGAGAAAAAGGATGCGGGGATTCGGGTTCAGGATGACATGAACTATCAGTTGACCGATGTGATGGTGGAGTTTCGCCCAGAGCATGAGCGGATGATTTGGGGATTGGGTCTCGCGGGTAATGCCTTCAAAAAAGTATATTTTGACCCAGGTCTAGACCGTCAAGTATCGATGTTTATCCCAGCAGAAGACATTGTTGTGCCATACGGAGCGTCGAGCCTACAGAGTTCACCACGCGTTACCCACGTCATGCGCAAGACAGAAAACGAAGTGAAACGTCTGCAGTATGCAGGGTTTTACCGTGACATCGATTTGGAAGAGCCAGATGGTGCGCTGGATGAAGTGGAGAAGAAGATTGCTGAGAAGATGGGCTTCAGAGCCACATCGGATGATCGCTACAAGTTATTAGAGATGCACGTTGACTTGGACATCCCAGGGTACGAAGATAAAGATAAAGATGGGGAGCCGACAGGCATAGCACTGCCATACGTCGTGACTATTGAGAAGGGGACAATGACTATATTGTCTATCCGTCGCAACTGGAGACCTGAAGATGAAACTAAACAGAAACGCAATCACTTCGTTCACTACGGCTATGTGCCTGGTTTCGGCTTTTATTGTTTTGGTCTCATACATTTGGTCGGAGCCTTTGCAAAGTCTGGAACGTCTCTTATTCGTCAGCTCGTCGACGCAGGAACACTTTCAAACTTGCCAGGCGGCTTTAAGACCCGTGGACTGCGTGTCAAAGGTGACGACACCCCGATAGCACCAGGTGAGTTCCGTGACGTTGATGTTCCATCAGGGGCAATCAAAGACAACTTAATGACCTTGCCATATAAAGAGCCATCACAGGTTCTATATAGTTTGCTCGGTACTATCGTTGAAGAAGGTCGCCGCTTCGCTTCCGCAGGAGATATGAAAGTTTCTGACATGAGCGCTAATGCTCCAGTTGGGACAACTCTAGCTATTTTGGAAAGAACACTGAAAGTAATGAGTGCGGTTCAGTCTCGCATCCACTACTCGATGAAACAAGAGTTAAAGTTACTCAAAGAGATTATTCGTGACTACACCCCAGACGCTTACCCATATGAGCCAGTCGAAGGTAGCCGTAAAGCGAAGAAGTCTGACTACGACCACGTAGATGTAATTCCAGTCTCTGACCCAAATGCAGCAACCATGGCTCAGAAGATTGTTCAGTATCAGGCTGTGTTGCAGTTAGCCCAAGGCGCGCCACAGATTTACAACTTGCCACAACTCCATCGTCAGATGCTTGATGTGTTGGGAATTCGCAACGCACAGAAACTAATTCCGCTTGAGGATGACCAGAAGCCAATTGACCCAATTCGTGAAAACATGAACGTCATGATTGGCAAACCACTTAAAGCATTTATCCGTCAGGATCAAGATGCTCACTTAGCTGCTCATCAAGCGTTCTTGCAAGACCCACAAGCTATGGCAATTATTGGTCAAAACCCAATGGCACAGCAGATTATGGCTGCACTGCAAGCCCACATTGCTGAACATTTTGGCTTTAAATACCGTCAACAGATTGAGCAGCAGTTGGGCGCTCCAATTCCATACTCAGAGAATGAAGATGACGAGCCAATGCCAGAAGAGTACGAAGTTCAGTTATCTCGTATGGTGGCTAAAGCTGCGCAACAGCTTACAACGCAGAACCAAGCTGCAGCTGCACAACAGCAAGCACAGCAACAGGCACAAGATCCAATCATCCAAATGCAACAGCAAGAACTCCAGATCAAACAAGCTGAACAAGCACGTAAGGCTCAAAGAGACCAAGCAGATATTGCCCTTGAGAATCGTCGTCTAGATATTGAAGAGCAACGGACTATGGGTCAGCTGGAGATTGACGGCACTCGTCTAGGTGTTCAAATTGAGAAAGATAAAGACGTTTTAGACCGTAAGTCTGAGTTTGATGGTACAAAACTGGGCGTTGAACTAGCCCATAAGAAAGAACAAGCTGATATTCAGAAGGGGCAAATAGCTGCACAGCTAATAGCCGCTGAGATTAATGCAAGAGGTAATGCAAGCAAGAAAGGTAAAGAATGACCGAACTTGATGTAATTGTTAAGCAGCTTGACGACAAGATAGCCCAGCTTAAAGATGCAGTAGCCGTCGGAAACTACGAAAAATTCGAGGACTACAAAAAATCGTGTGGTGAGATTAGGGGTCTGCTCATTGCTCGTGGATACGTATTAGACCTCAAAGACAAAATGGAGAACTCGGATGAGTGACGCACT